TAGGAATTTACAATTTTTCTCATTTTTTGCACAATTTACGCAAAATGACAGATTAATTGGAATTTTGGAATTTTGAATTTTTTGCACCGCTCCAATTATTATTTGGAGGTGTAGAATTAATTGGAATTTTCAATTTGGTGCATAAATTGGGAAATTTGCGAAAAAAACGAAAAAAACGAAAGAAATTGGAATTTTCAATTTTTTGCGTTAGTTGTGAAATTTTCGCAGAAAATGAAAAAAACTACAGTTTCCTAATTAAGCCTTTGCAATTGCAGAATATTAACTAGGTATTTGTAGTTTTTTTCATTTTCTGCGAAAATTTCACAACTAACGCAAAAAATTGAAAATTCCAATTTCTTTCGTTTTTTTCGTTTTTTTCGCAAATTTCCCAATTTATGCACCAAATTGAAAATTCCAATTAATTCTACACCTCCAAATAATAATTGGAGCGGTGCAAAAAATTCAAAATTCCAAAATTCCAATTAATCTGTCATTTTGCGTAAATTGTGCAAAAAATGAGAAAAATTGTAAATTCCTAATTTCCTAAATTTGAAATAATCTATCATTTTCTGCAAAAAAATAAAAAAATTGGAAATTCCTAAATTCCAAATAATTCTACATTTCCAAATAATTTTCCAACTATGATAAAAAATACTAATTTTCTAAATTCCTAAATTACAATTAATCTGTCATTTAGTGAAATTTGTAATATAAAATTTGCAAATTCAAACTTTGGAAATTTGTAATAAATGTTAATTTGGAGATATTAATAACTACTAACTATAAATTATAAATTTATAAATCTGAGGCAACCAAAACCTCAATTTAAAGTTAAAAAGTTACTAAACATATTCCAAAATTATTATATTTATTCATTTCGTTATGTGTTAGTAGTTTTTTGCGTTTAGTGTTGGAGAAATTGGAAGTTTAGAAAGAAAAGTTTATAAGGTAGAAGAAAGCATTTAATAATGTTAGTGGGCATTATCTTTCTTCTTATTATTATTTTTTTATATATATTATTATTAACATTTAAAGTAAAAAATTATATAACTACATAGTTATTATATTATATAATTAGCTAATTAGTTAATTAGTAGTTATAATTTAATAATTATAGTTTTGTAGTTCAAGTGTAAAATATAGTTTCTTTTTTTCTTTCAATTCAATAGAAGATGCTGTATACAGTTTGAATTTATCTAAGTTTCTTGTGGTAAAAATTGTAAGGAGATTTAGCAAATTGGAGAATTAGATAATTATATAGTTATACAATATAATAGTTATATAGTTATGCAATATAGTAGTTATAAATTATTAATTATGTTTTAACCCGAAATAGATATTTTTACGCGATTTCACCGTTAGGAAACAATTTATCTCTGCAGTATTGAAATAAATTGGAGAGACAGAATTCATACGTTCTCTTTGTAGAGAGTTGATGGAGAGAGTTAAAAAGATAGAGATGTAAAAAGAGAGAGAAAGATTTATATATGTGTTTTTACAAATGATATAATGAGGAGGAAAATGGCACAAGAAAAAAGTCAAAATTCGTTTAAAGAAATTACACAACAAGAAATTAAGTTAGTTTTTTCAATTCAGTTAGAACAGGTTAAGGGAAGACATATAGAATATAATAAGTTGAATATAAGAATAAATGAAATTAGCTTTACTTATTTAAATCCAGAGAATATAGATTTCATAAAGACGCTACAAAAAATTGCAAAATTATACCAAATTTCACAAACTGTGGATAATGAGAAAGTAATTCAAGGTAGTAAAGAAGAAATTTTAAAGCTAATAGCGTTACTAATTTATAATTTACAATAATTTTTTTCTTTCGTATTCTTTATTTTTAGTTTTTGTGTTCTTTTTTTTAATTTATTATTTTCACTTTTACAATTCTGTTTTTGCATTTTTTGTTTTCTTTTTCTATGATATATTATTTCTAAATTGGAGGAATTAAAAGAGCGTAATTTATGAATGTAAAAAGATAGAGAAAGATTTATATATAAGTTTTTACATATTATATATTAGTGATAAAATGACTGAAACACAAAACAGAAAAGTTAGGTTAGGAAAAAAAGAAAAAGCAATATTGGATTTTTTAAAAGAACATCCGGAAGGAGTTTGGAAAGATGAAGTTATCCGACATTTTTCATGGGCTAGCAAGTATGATGGTGTGGTTTCAAAAAGACTGTATAATATGCAGAAAAAAGGATTAATAATAATAAAAAGTGAAATAAATCCTGAGACCGGAAGAAGTAAGCAAAGAGTTTATTTAAAGTAATAATTTTTTTCTTTAAGCTTTTTCTTTTTTTTAATTCTATTTTAGTTCTCTAATTATATCTTCTATCGTATAAATAATATTTTCTATTTCTTCAATTTTTTCTTTTTCAAAATTATGTTCTTCATAGTTTTCAATAAGTTTCATAATTTCTTCTAATTTTTCTTTTGCATTTTGCAATTCTTTTATTGCATCTTCAAGATCTGTTATTATTTCATCATAATTTATCAATTTTTACACCTCTTTTATTCTTTTCCAAACCTTTCCAATTGTTACACTTATATCAATTGACATTACAGAAAACCAAATTTCAAAATTTAATAGTTTATTATCAATTTCTAAATAACCAGCAATTTTATTTTTATTTTTTGTATAAAATATTATTCTCGGTTTTTCGTTAAAAATAAAAGCTTTATTTAGTAAATTTAAAATATCTTTTTCATTCATATTTTCAACTTTGTTTTTTATTTTTTCCATTTGTTCTAAAAATTTTTCACTCATGCTTTCACAATTAATGTTGTATTATATGACATATAAAAAGATTTTTATTTTTTCAAAATAAGGAACCATAACATTTTGCTTTGAATTCACAATTTTTACATAAATAATTATTTGCACCAGGTATAGTTTTATAATCTTGCAATTTTATAAATTCTTTAAATTTCTTAATCCATTCTATCGCTTTTTGTATATATTCATCTATTAATTTTTTATCTATTAGAAATTGTTTAACTTCTCTGTTTAATCTATTTAAATATATGATATAAACATTATCAATTTTATAATTCTGTTGTTGTAATAAATAATAGTAGATTGAGACTTGATAAAGATGATATTCTTTTATTTGGAAATAGTTAGTTGAAATAGTTTTTAACTCTATAAGATCGTTATTACAAATTAAGTCAATTCTTCCAGAAATTTTTATATTTTCAATTTCACCATTTATTTCAATTTCAGTTTTACAATTTAGTTTTTCTTCAAAATAATGCTCAACTTTCTCATGATACTGTTCACCTAAATCCAAAACTAGTTCATTAATTCCTCTTTCAAACTCAAATTTTCTACTTAGATAACTTTTTCTGAAACAAATTCCAATTTCTGATGGAAATATTGTATCTTCAGGATATTTAACTTTGAAACTTTGTTTTACGAAATCTTCATAATTTGTCATTTTTAACCGCCTAAATTACTAAATCTCATTAAATTTATTATTCTATTACAAATTTCTTCGTTTTGTACTTTTTCAATTTGTAAATCTATATCTAGAGCTTGTAATATAATTTGTATATCAATACTTTGCTCTTGTCTTCTAGATTCCAAATTATTGCAATTTACATAATTATTAATGCTATTTATTTTCTGTTGAATTAATTCGATTAAAGCTTTTAAAATTGAAGGGTATAATACTCTTGCATTTATTATTTTCTCATAAGTCTTTTTAATTGCTAACTGAATAATATGAATTCTATCTAAAATTGCTGAAGTAAATATTTGATAATTTTGTAAATAATCTTCTATATCTGGATTTACTAATTTATTAATTGTATATGCATATGGATTTCCAGCGTAAATTATTGGAATACATTTTTGTATTGTCGCTGATTTGGATTCTGTTCCTGCTCCACGTGTCCAAATACAATTTTCTATACCAGTTGATAAAGTTGCGTTAATTGAGCCTAATTCTTTTGCACTAAAACCTTCTTTCCAATTCTGAATTTCATCAAAAATTAGACCATTCGACAAAAATACAGCTCCATACATATTGTTTCGAGCATCATAGACTAAATTGGCATAAGTTGGTGATTCGGTATAATAACGAAAGTTAAAAACTTCTTGTAAAATCATGAAAGTTGTAGTTTTTCCAGTTCCGCGGTTTGAAATTTCAATATAGTTTATTTGGCGTTTTGTAATTGGGGATTTGAAGAGTGGAAATAATCTTGGGAGAAATAGGAAAATATCATTTATTTCCATTTTTGAAGGATCATATCCAAAACTTTGAAGTAATAAAGCATATGTTTGATATTCTGAATTTGCTAAATCAAAAAGTTCTTTTGCAATTTCGTAATTATTTGGTGGTTCTATAGAATAAATGTCATTAATATACCAACTATTTGAATTTTTCTTGATTTTTACAAACATATAACTAGTTATCAAATTGTAGAAATCTTCGGGATTATCAGCTATAAAATGTGGATCAAAATTTCCTATAAATCCATTTTGGAATTTCGCTATTACTGATCCATCTTTTACCTTAAATTGAGTTATTTTTGAGATAAATTTTACTTCATTATTATAAAGTAAATAGCTTTGGAAATATTGATGATCAATTCCGCGTTTGTAAGCCTTTAAAATTTCAATTTTTTTTGAGTCTTCTATTTGTTTTCCAGAGAGAATTATATTTAAAACTCTTTCTGTATCTCTTGGATTATAAAAAAAAGAATGAGATTTCATTTTTTCAAGAAGTTGATTTGAACTACTCATGAAAAAAAAATTATCTTATGACGTTTTAAAATTCATCTTCTACGTTTTTCTTTTCTCTTTTTTTCTCTTTCTTTTGCTCTTTTTCTTCTTGTTCTTCTTCATTTAATTCCAATTCTTCTTCTTCAACTCTATTGCCATTTCTTGGTGTGAATTTTACATATTCATTTAAAATATCAGCATATTTATTTAAAAAGTCTGCAATTAGTTTTAAATCTTCAGCATCATTTGCAGTTATTCCTAATTGCTTTCTAAAGTTATTTTGACTATGAATGGTCATGGAATATCTTATTTTTCCATTGTCAGGGACTGCATTTAACTGAACTACTAGTCTTTTTAGACCTTTGATTTTTAAAATTCTTGAAGCTATCTTATTTTGTTCTTTTGCTGTTTTGCCTAACTCATCTATTATTTCCTTCAGGCTTGCCATTTTTTTCGCCTTATTTAAAACTTATAATATGACATATTTATATATTTATAAAAGTACAAGTCATGATATTTAGAAGTTAAAAAAGAAGAGAAAAAAATATTTAAATTAACTTAAAGAATATAGATCTTATTATCTTAGCTATTTTAGTATTATATTTTCTAGATAGTTCTTCTAATTTTTGGTAATATAGCTCATCCACTGTAAAAAATACTCTTTCATCATATATATCTTTACTTTCGATTTCTCTGAACGGGCTTTGAGAATTTAATATTTTGTCAATTTCCTGTTTTATTAACTCTCTCTTCTGATAAAAAAGATTTTTATACTTTGCGGGTATACGTAATTCGATATACTTATTTTTTTGCTTTTTCATAATTTTAGATATTTTAGAATACTATAAAAAGATGACATATACATTTAAATGTCAGGTTTTCATTTTCGAATGTGGAAAGTCAAAAAGTTTTTACTTATCACTTTCTTTATTCTTATACATATTTTGTCACTATCACTACGAATTATCGATATAATTCAACGACTGAAATTTTTCAGAAATTTCGACAATATATCTACAATCATGATAGAAATTCACATGTATTCAGTGTTAAGGAATATACTACTAAATTGAAAGGACTGCATTATCATTTACTTGTATTTACAAATAAGAAATTGGATTATTCTAGAATCCATGAAAAAATGCTGAAACATAGTGATATTAGAATTCAATTAGTTCCAAAAACAAAAAGTGATATAAAAAAAGTTTTGACTTATATATTAAAAAATCAAGTTGTGTAAATTATTTAGATGTTTGAGTTTGCTGATTTTGTTGTTGTTCAGTTTTCTTTTGTGCTAATGAATTTACATCTCTTAATGTATCCATATTCAATAACGCATTAACTCCAAGAGTTGTTGTGTCTTTTATGCTTTCAACTGCTGAAATTGTACTTTTTGTCATTTCGTTAATAGCATTTTGGAAAGTTTCATTATTTTGCTTTTGGTTGAAAAGATGTACAACTTCGCCGACAACATAGCTAGCAATTAATACTCCCATTAATGTTAGAAATCCTTCTAATGCGACTGTACTTAGCGTCATTTCAATTCTATTTTTAGAAAGATGGTCAATAATAAACTTTTCTCAAAAAATCAAAATATATAAATATGTCATAATATGCATTTGATGAATGAGGAAAAATGACAGAAAAGTTAAAAACCCAAAAAGTAGTTTTTGGAATTAATATAAATAAAGAATTAAAGCTAAAGTTGAAGAAGTATTGTGTTGAACAGGATAAAACGCTTACTGAAGCTATAGAAGAGGCATTAGTTGAATATTTGCAAAAGAGAGGAGTAAAATGAGAGTAATAACAGTAAAACTTGAAGAAGATTTACTTAAGGAATTAGATAATTACGCAATGAATAAAAAATTAAGTCGTTCTGATGTTGTCAGAATGGCAATTGATGAATTTTTAAGAGTAAATGTAAGGATGACAAAAGCTATGTATAATAGCTAAAAAATAAGAATTTTTTAAGTTAATTCAACTTTTTTTCTTAAGTTTTCTTTTCAAATTTTGGTAATGTTACATTTTAATACTTTAAATCACGGTCACTTAAGATCATATTTGTTCAAGTCAAAAAGACAGAATATGACAAATATATTTTCATTTATCTCTTCTTTTTTAATCTCTCAATTTCTTGTTTAAGTTCATCAATTTCATCATAAATATCAGCAAATGCGTTTACAATTTCTAAAAACATAAGTGCAAAAACTCCAGATGCAAAAACTATTGAGATTATAATTTCTAACGTATTTTTTGTTAGAATTCCTAATGATAAAATTCCTATAGCTGGTAATATAAAAATTAGAAAAATTAAGAAAACTATTATTTCACGGCATGTTCTATTCATTTTTTCTCATTTTTATTTTTCGTTTTCTGACAAATTTATACTTTTATTGACCTCACCACAAAATACATTAATGTTAAATATATTTCTATTATATCTCCAATTTATTTTTATATATTGTGGATATTTAAAAGTCTTTATTATATATCTTAAAATTCCAATTCCTCTTTTTTCGTAAAATTCTTTTGTTGTGTTCATTATAATTTTTATAGTTACTAAGTTCTCATCTTCTAAAACTAGAAAATCATAAACACTGTCAGAATAACGACTTTTTAACCATTCAAAAATTTGAATTGTATACTTTCTACATTCATATTTAACAAAATCATTCATATTTTAAATTTCATGATCTGACAATTTAATAGTTTGATATTACTTTAGATATAGTATATTATATAGTATATAATTCTTTCAATTATTATGATTTTTTAATTCATAAATTGTCAAGACTGATTCACCACATAAAGAAAAAGCAATATACATAATATTATGTATATAACTTTGAGTTTGAATTTTACATCAATTTCATCAACTTATATACATTATATAATGTATAAGACGTGAAAATTTATATTGTAGCAATTTTAAATATTAATTGACCAAAAATGGCAAAAGGAAGAACACCAAGATCATATAGTCAAAGATATGCAAAATGGTCAGCTAAATTTGCATCATTTTCAAATCCTACCGTAGCTTCGACAATTTTAAGTAATGTTGCACCAGTTGCACAGCAAAATTTCCAAACTAACGTTCCAAAATTCACTTCTGTGAATGAACAAGTAGCATCAGTTTTAAGCGAATATGGAATAACTGGTCCCAATAGAGCGATTTATCAAGGTTTCGGTCTTAAGGTAGCTAGAGCTTTAAATAGACTTGGCGGTGGACCGGCGTTAGTTAATATGATAAATGGTCTCAAAGCATATTATATCTCTGCATTTAATGCAAATCCAACTGTTCTTGATGCTGTGACAAATATAATAACTGGAAGTCCAACTGGATATGTAAGCTAAAAAATTATAGAATATCTTTTAAGCTATTTTATTTTTTTATTTTTTCTTTTTCAGAACGTTAGTTCAAATTTAAAATTTTAAAAAAATTATTTTTAACTTTTAGTCATTATCTTCTACTTTTGTTTCTACATATTCATAAGTTTTTTTACTAATTCTTTTACAATCACTAATTCTTACACCTGGATGATGTTTTTTCAAATGTGTAATCATAGCTTTTCTAGTTTTTGTTATTCTTTTACAAACTGGACACTCAAATAAAAAGATGTCCATGATATTTTTTAATGTCATGACATTTAAAAGCTTAATATGAAAACGACAATCCTGACTATGAATTATTCTTCCATAAGAAATGTTTCAGAAGATATAGCTCAAGTTCTAAGAAATCATGGTGAAATTGTAACAATTTCAACAAATCCATATTTAATTCCACAATCTGATAAATTAATAATTTTTATGCCTTTTCACCCTCCTTCATTAAATCCCTACTTATATACATTTAGAGAATTTAAAGGCAAAAAATACTTTTATACAACTTGTGACGGTCAGCCTAATACAAATATTATAAATCAATATCTATTAAAAGAAATAAAATTTATTCCAAATTCAAAATTCTCAGCTCAAAATCTTCAAGAAGTCGGGTTAGAAGTTGATTTGCCAGTTTTCCATGGAATTAACTTTGAAATTGTAGAAAAAGCTGAAAAATTAGCTATTCAATTAAAGCAAAAGTTAGATAAAGATTTTCCAAACACTGTGAAATTTGGCATAGTTTCTGGTCTAACTAAGAGGAAAAACATGGATTTGATGCTTAAAGTTTTTCAGGAGATAAATACTAAAATTCCAGATTTAGCTAAAAAGATTCACTTTTTCGTGATTTCACATAAGGACTTTAAGAATTTTGAAGTTCCAGCAAATGTTCATTTTGTTAGCGAATTTGGGCTAAATCCAAGGGAGTATATATTTGCTTTCTATAGAGTTATGGATTATATGATAGTTCCTTCAGGAACTGAGGGCTTTGGACTTCCAGTTTTAGAAAGCATGGCTATGGGAACGCCGGTCATTCATCAATTAATGCCCCCATTTGATGAATTTACTTCATGGCAATGGAATTTACTAATTAAATCTAGTGAAGTTGAAGAATATTATGACAAAACTCATGGTCAAAAATGGAAAATATATAAATTTGACATTCAAGATATGATAAATGCAATTATGATAGCTACAGAACTTCAAGATAGAGAAGAAAGAAGTAAAAATTTGAGAGAATTAGCTAAGAGATATGATATTAATAATTTGTATGTTAGATTCTTAGATAATGATGAACAAAGTTCATCATAATGATTTATATTCGTCATTTTTTATGATTTTAAATTAAGGAGTTGGTATGATATGAGTTTTGAAATTGAAAGAAAAGAGGATAAAATTTTTATTACATATAAAAATCTTGATTATGAAATAGAACCTATTTCAATAAATGTAGAAATTGAAGTTAAAAAATTTGAAGAATGTGTTCAGAAATTTAGAGAAAAAGGAATTATAAAACCAGAATTAGAAGCTATGATAAGATTTGTATTTTATGGGGATTGTGTTGAGTACTAGACCTACTTTACTTATAATAAAAAATAAAATGATTAGACAATATTTTTGTAGTGAATGTGATATAATGTTAGCAGAAGTAGAAAATAATACAATTAAAAAGTTTCAATCATGTTTACATTTTCGTATTGAAAAATTCGGAAAAGAATATTATTTCCGTAAATTCATAAGACCTAGGAAAATTATTGCTGAAGAAAAAGATTATTTTTATTTATTGATTCCAAATGACAAAAACTGATTAATCGAAAAATCTATGAATGTCATAATATATATAATTGTTGTGGAAACATGAGTGAGATCATAATTGAGTGCAAGGATTTAACACGTTTTCATGTTAAAAAAGAAGACGGTGAACTAATGAGACGTATAATAAATATGTGTCAAGATTTCGGATTAGAAGTTAAGGTGTATTAAAAAATGCCAAAATTCTATTATTGTTATATTTGTAAAATTTCAATATCTGGAAAAAAAGAATTCAAAAAGCATGCACAAATACACTTTAAAAATAATAGATGTCCATATTGTAATATGAAGACTAAAAATTTATCAATTCATTTAGCATATTATCATTTACAATATAGAAGAAAAGCAATTTTATTAAGAGATTTAGCAATTTTGTGCAAAGAAGCAAATAGTACAAATATTTTGAAAGATGAAAATTTAAAACTTGACAACTATATCAAATTTCATATAAAAAGAATGATGAATAAGTTATAATTCTTTTTTTAGTTTGTATTTTTTTCACTTCTTATTTTCTGAATTTTTGTTTAATAAAACTGCTATATCTTTGCTTATTTCTTCAGATATATTTTTAATTATTCCTAAAGCTTCTAATATTTCATCTTCTTTAAGATCTTTATTTTCACTAATTTCATTAATTAGACCAAGTTGTAATTCAAGCAAAACCTCAAATTTTATTAAATCTATCTTTTTTACCATCTTTCCACCTAGTTAGAAATTTAAAATATGACAAATATCAAGTTTTATCTAGTCTCATTTTTATTTCTTCAATTTGTTGTTTTAATTCATTCTGATTTATCTTTAATTCTTCAATTTCTATTTTTAAATTTTGTAATTCTGAGTTTACAATTTCTTTTACAGCATCTTTTAGAGCTTGTTTTATCTTAAGATAAAGTTGAACAATTGCAAATAATGTAGTTGCAAATGTGGAAATTACAGTTAAAATTAGTGTATATTCACTCATTTTTCATTTCCTCCATTTGTTCTTCTAAATTATCTAAATTTAAATTTTCATCTTCTTTAAATTTTTGATATACTGAATCAACTTGTTTCGCATAAGGCTGAGGATAAACTACGCGAAAATCTGCGATATCAATTCTACCAGTTTTAGGATCTTTAGCTATTAAAAATTGAAAATAGAAAGTAAATCCGGGAATATATAGATCTACAACCATAGGTAATTCTGAATTTTTTAAAATTATAATTGAATGAGACAAATATTTTGATAACCCATATATTTGTCCTCTATTTTCTAGTTCTCTAATTTTATCTATCGCGATTCTTACAGGCCCAAAAATATTAGCAAATTCATCTTTAACTTGCATAATTATATATTTCACAAAACAAGAATAAATAAACTCAAAGCAAATTTGCTATATACATTATATTATGTATATGCATTTGTTAATTGATATGTAAAGCATGAGCAAAAGATTTTTATAAATTTTAAGTTAATTTTCTTTTTTGTTTTTCTTTTATCTTTTTAACTATATCTTCTTTTAATTTCTCTAATTCTTCTTTATTTTCAATCTCAAGAAAATAATATTTTCCATCTTTTACAATTCTCATAATTATCATTTCGATTGTTCAACTAGTTAATATTTTTAAAATTTTTTTCTTATCAATCTTTTTATCAATTTTTTGAGGTATATAAAATCCTTCATGAAAATCATACGGTTCACTGTACCATATTTTTATTTTAGGATAAACTGGTTCACCATACCATAAGTTTTTATTCAAATTACATGGCTCAATATTCCACTCTTTTTTCTTCTTAATGATCATGTTTATCATCTCTTTATCTTCCAGCTATATTTTTAAAGTTTTTGTAGTAGAAAATTGACTTATATTGTTTAGCTTTTATACTTTTTTGTGCTAATTTTATTGAATTTTCAATTTTTGCTTGACCCTGTAATTGCTCACCAAGTTGTTGTGCAAATTGTAAATCAGTATTTGAAATACCGTAAAATGACCATTTTGTTCTCCAATAATTTAGAAAGTCATTATACGAAAGCGTTCTTTTTCCCGAATTATAACTGTAATTTTGTTGATAAGGATATCTTGCAATTTCTAAAATAGCTGAAGCTATCATTTTTGCATACCAAATATTTGGATATTTTTGATTTACAATTCTTTGAACTTGTAAAAATTGCTCATATGAAACTGCATAATTCTCAATTTCAGAACTATAAGTTATATTTATCCCACCGGGACTAGAATCATATAAATGTAATTTAAACAAACTTCCAAAAATTGAGATTATTGTTTTATCAGCTGTTAAAATTGTTACTAAATCTAATTGTATAACATTATTAGGATTAAATTCAGGAATGAGAATAGCTAGGTCTAAAGGAGTATAATCTAGGATCATTCCAAATACATCAGCAAAATTTTGCAAAATCATATTGTTTTGTAATTGTACCTTATACGTCGGATATTCTTCAATTTCAGGAGCTAAAACACATCTATCGAGCCATCCAACATCTAACGCAAAACCGCTGTTTATTATATTATTTAAGTTAGGAATAAATGAAACTATGAATTTAGCTAAATCTGGAAGTTGATTATAGTTTAAATTTAAAGCATTTAATAAATCCGAGATTCCAGTATCTTGAATATTATTAAGTGAATAATTATCAACATTTGGAATTTGAGTATTTCCAATTCCCAAAGTTGAAAGATTAATAGATATATTTGAATAACTTAAACTATTAAAATATTGTTCTATTTTTTCACATGCTTGATTTCTATTTATAATTGTATTAGAAGGTTGAAAAACTGATAGATCAAAATAAGTTTCATCGAAAACCGCTGGTTGATAAAGTATACTACAAAGATTTACATAATTATCATAAAGTTTTGTAAAGCTATTAATAAATGCAAGACCAGATGTTTGCCCATAAATTGGACTTTGGCCTAATTGTAGAAAACTAAATGAATTTGCATTTGAATTAAATGTAGAAATTGCTAAATTATTTAAAGCTGAAAGTAAAGCTGAAATAATTGTAGCATATGCAATTCCATAATTAGTATTTATACCTTTAGGAACTGAAATGTTCTCAAGTGGAGTTGGCAAAACTGATGAAACTCCAGCGTTAAACATTACAGAAAAAGCGGGGAAAGTATTTCTATTCAATACTTTTTGATAAAGATGATACTTCATCGATGCAATTGATCTTTTGCCAACTTTCTTTCCCATAATTATTATATTCATAAAATGTTAATATAAAACTCAATTCTAATACATAATATAATGTATATTAGTTTTACATTTTGATCTCATCATATTCAATTCGTAAAGTATATATTTGTCATAATTTGAGTTACAAATATATGCAATTACAATTTAGAATAGAAGAAGCTAAAAGTAAAGAATTAATAAAATTTGTAAGAATGTTGATAGATTATTATCATTCTCAAGGAATGCCTTTAGGGGGGGGAGCTGGAAAAAATAGCAGATATTTTATGTATTTAGCTAATGATGGAGAACAAGATTTTATTGTAGCAGTAGCATGGCTTCATGATAATACTCCTTTTCGTTACATAGCTCAAGATTATAAAATTCCAAATGATAGATCATATTTTATTAGAAGAGTTACAAAAACAGCTCCTGGAGATTATGGCATTAATTTTCTAGTTGACTTATCTAAGAAATTGAAAAATGATGGATTTGAAGTACTTTGGACACTTGGATTTCCAGATCATTCAAATGCACTTTACAAGAAAGCTGGATTTCAAGAAGTAGGAAAAACAAATAGAACTGGGCATCCAATTTTCATTAAAAAATTATAACTTGTGTTTTTTAATGTTTTTTGCTACATATACAGATTCAATAATTGCAAGAAGTGTTTCAAGTTGAACATCATCTTCTATAAGCATTCCAAAAAAATAACCAAAGAAAATAATTAAAGAATCCATACTTATTTTTTCATCTTTGTAGCTTTCTAGTATATCGTAAAAAGCATATTCTAGATAGCTTACTTGTTTTTCTATAATTTTAAGTGAGTTTTCATCTGGATGAAAAGTTTCTTTGAAAACTTCTATTATTTTTTCTAAGCCTTTGTCCATACTTATCTATATAAAAATTTTCATTATGACAAATTTAAACATATATATGTCATAATTTTAAAAGTTTAGCTGATGAATTTTAGACAATCTGGAAAATATTATGAGTATAAGACACTTAATTATCTAGAAAAAAACGGTTATAAAGCTATAAGAATTCCAACATCGGCAACTGGAAAACAGCCAATTCCAGACATTATAGCAACTAAGAATAATATAATTTTTCCAATTGAAGTTAAATCAACTTCACAAAGTTATGTTATAGTTGATAATTTTCAAATTGATAAATTGTTTAAGTTCTGTGAGATATTCAATTTTTGTAATTGTAAACCGTTAATACTAGTTCATTATAAAAAATATAAAAATGTCATAATATATAATTTGAGTCAAGATGTCAGAGAAAAAAGTAAAATCAAATTTACCTTCAGAGCTAACAGCTAAATTGTATTTAGCACTTGATGACTTAACTATGGCATTAGCTACTTGCGATGATGAAAATATCCGAAAGTCTGAAGTTTTCAAAAAAGCTCTTGAAGTTGTGAAAATTGTAAAAGAGATGAGAAATGCTAAAATAAAAACTGATGAAGAAGAAAAATCCTAAATTCCAATTTTTTTCTTTTTAAGTAGACAACACATTTGATATAACCCTTTTCATCTAAAATTTTTTTCTTTATAAATCTTTTTACGCCGATATTTTACGTAATTTATCGTTAGCAAAAACAAAAATCTCGAGAGATAAGAATTTAAAAAGATTTCTTGTAAATTTACGACTTTAGTTTATATACTCATCATTACAATTTCTTAGCAAGATGATGAGAAAAAATATCATCTGAAGAATTGAAAGAACTTTTATTCTTGTATTTTTTTACATAAAACAATTTTTACTTTTACAACAACATTTATAATTTTATAATATACACATGATAATAATATGAGTTTCTTATTAAATCTTGGAGATTTAGGTACATTTTTTTCAGATGAGCTAACAGCATTAGAGAATTTTGCAAATTTCTTAAGCTCTGAGTTTATAAATTTTTTTAGTGCAGTAGTTAATGATATTGAAAATGTTGTAAGTTTCATAGGTCAAGCAATTAGTGATATTCCAACTTTTATGCAAAAAATTGCTAACAATTTCTTACAAATTCTACAAAACTTCGTACAAACTGCAATTCCAGTAGTTTCAGGATTTTTAACATTTCTTGAACAACAAATTATAAATGTATTTCAAGATTTGTCTTCTTTAGCTTCTACATTTATTAATGATGCATATTCATTTTTACAAGGTGTTGTAAATGCATTTGCAAATTTAATAAGTACAATAGTTCAAGATTTTCTAAATAATTTTGGTCAAAATATGAAACATATTAGTTCTGCAATTTCTCAACTTACTCAATTCCTAACGCCGTTTATCGCTCCAGTTACTTTAGGAAAATTTTTGCCAGCAATAATAGATAAATTAGCTGAAATTTTGCCAGAAGTTGAAATAGATTTAGCGCCAGTTGGCCTAGGTGGAAAAATTCCAATTAACTTTGGAGAAATTGTAAAAGCTTTCGCAGAGACAACTGTTGATTTTCTTAATGAAGTTAGACAAGAAATTCAAACTACGCTTAAGGAGTTTATAAAAGAGCCATTTATTTCAGATTTTAAAATTACTGCGAGAGAAATATTTAATGAAATTGGACTTGGAGATTTACCATTTGCTGATCCACCATTTAAACAAATTGCAAATTGGGTAGGTGCAAGATCTTTTAGTGAAATTAAAGATCATTTAAGAGAAACAATACTACTCACAGGATTTCCCGCATGGTTCACAGATGCATATCTAGAATCTCCAGTAGATGATTATATACCAAGAAATCCCTTATTTAGACCAGTAAATATAAGAGATGTAATTCTAGCTTCACAATATGGAATTTTAGACTTTAGTGCAGTTTCACAATATGCAGAAAATAATTTAATAACTCCAAAAACTGCAAAATTAATGTATAATAATCAAACTGCTAGACTTTTGCAAAGAGTAGTTGAAGAAGGAATTAGGCAATTTGTTGTAACTCCAGATAAAGCATATGAAGAAATTATAAATAATGTTAATTTAGCAGGTAAAGATTTATATTTAAAAGTTTTCTCTCTCGAGTACAATTACTCTGTTCAGAGAATTGTTAGACAGTTCTTGAGATCACTTTTATCGAGAGCATTAACAAATTTTGGAAGGCCTTACATTGACTTAAAATTCCTAGAATCAACAGTTCAAAAATTATTTAAAGAATTAAATTATCCCGCTGAAGTTCAAAGTGTTTTCAACGTGATGATTGAACAATCTCAAATAGTTTACACTAATCAACTTCTTCTAACACAATTAGAACAAATTACCAGATTAGGAATATTTGATGAAAAGAAAATAAAAGCAGAGTTAAAAGCTAATAACTTTAATGAGCAAATAGCACTTACAATTTTGAATTATGAACTTCAATATGTAAAATTGCAGTATATCTTAAAAGAGTTTCAGTTTAAACTACAAAATTACATTATTAGCACAAAAGACGCAGAACATCAATTAAAGAGTTTAGGATTTGATTCTTCCATAATTTCTGAAATCCTATTTGAATATCAAACTGCACCATTAGTGAAATATCAAATTTCACAAATTGAAAGTCTAGCTAAAAAAGGATATTTATCAGTTGATGAAATTAAAAAACAATTACATGCACTAGAAGTTATAAAAGAGTTTGAAGATATATTTATCAATTACACAAATCAAGAAATTCAAATATCATCAACTTTAAGTATTGCAAAAGAACAATTAAGAAACTTTCTAATAGATTCAAAAGCTGTAGAAAATGAATTAAAAGTGTTGAAAATTAACGAATATCTGATAAACGAGATAATTCAAGAAGAATATAACATAAATATTGCTAAATTACAATTATCATATATAGAAACTTTAGCTAAGAATTTATATTATGATCAAGCTCAATTATCTGGAGAATTATCTAAAATTTTGAAAGATAAAACTGCAATAGATCTTTATACTCAAAAATTCTATTATGAATACATATATCCAAAAATTATAAATTATTATACACAATTAGCAAGACATGGAATAATTACAGATATTTCAAAACTTCCAAAAGAAATTGTACAATATGAAATTAATCCAGAAATCCAAATTTTCCAACTTACAACAGAATTAGAATATATAAAGTCTTTATTAAAAGATTTACAAATAACTCCAGATAAAGCAATTCAAGAATTAGAAAAATTAGGAATGCAAAAAGATTTAGCTAATTTAATTGTTCAAACTTACATTCCTACAATTTATAGTTTACATACAATTATTGGAAATATTGTAAATGGACAACTCTTCAAAGTGGGAAAAGTTCCCGTAAATCTAGGAAATGCAGAAAGTGAACTTAGAAAATTAGGAATTCCAGAAAATCAAATAAAAGTTATCTTGGATCAATATGCCTCCAGTTTTGGACTTGAAATTTGGAGAAAATTCTTGCCTTCACTTTCTCATATTGAAACTGCAATAAAATATAACTTTCCAGATAAACAATTAATTGACTATTCATTTATACCTTCTGAATTTCTAAATCTTTATAGTAATTTATATCAACATGAAATAATAGGACAATATGTACAATCCTTGAAATCTGAATATGTAGAACTATTAGTTTATGGAGTTCAAAATATCCAATTAGAGAATTTATTAAAACAATATGGAATAAATGAAGCATTATTAGGAGTTCTAAAATTATCAGCTCAAATTAGAAAAATATTAACGGCTTACCAAGAACTTTACATTACACCATCTAAAGCATTACAAATTTCGGAATATGTATCAAATCCAACACAATTATTACAAAAAGTATTTTCAGAATTTCAAGTTCCTAGCGATTTACAAAATACTTACTTGGAATATGCAAGAAATAGAAGACTTAGGACATACGTAAACGACATAATTTCAACAATTAATTTATTGTTTGAAAAGCAGAAAATTGATTTAAATACAGCACAATCTTATTTACAACAATTAAAACAATACGGTTTAACTAATGAAGAAATTCAATTAATCTTACTAAATTGGCAATTACGTTCAAATTACTGAATTTGTAATTTGAAAATGTTTTTTTATCCTTCAAATTTACAATTCCAAACGTTCACTAGTTCAGCCTTAATTTAGAAAAAAAGAACTTCTAATTTGGCTTCACTGAGATCTAACTATTAAATAAATTTGTCATATTTTTTAACTTTTACATATGAGTGTAAACTTGTGTCATTATGAAGCTGAAAATATATCATTTAAAGATTTAGAAAATTTACAAGGTATGATATATTATGAAATTAAATACGACGGAACTCATATCTGTTTAAAATATGAAAATGAGTTAAAAATTAACACCAGGAAAGACATTCCACATGATAAAGGATTTCAAAATTTATTTTATCAAGTTCTAAATATTGATGAAATTATAAAATATATAAAACAAAATCCACAATATATTATCCATGGAGAACTTATACATAAAAAGACATCAGCACTACAAATCCATACAAATGAAATTCCGAAATTTATCATATATGATGTCTTTGACAAAGAAGATAATAGATATTTAAATCCAACTGAAGTTGATAGCGAAATTTATTATTGGTATCCTGAAATTTGTTTAGATTTAGATGATTTGATTGATATTATAACTAAAGAAAAACTTGAGGGTTTAGTAGCTAAAATTTACAATTCACAAACTATAAACTGTGAAGAAGGAAAGAATTTCAATTTATGCGTTTACAAATATAAGCCATATTTTTCAACTTTAGGAGTAATATTCAAACCAATTAAAAGAGAAATTGATATTAGACAATTATCATTTTTATTAGGAGAAATTGATAATGACTTAAAGAATAATAAAGATGGTTGGTACGAAAATCATCAAGATCTTTACAAGTTCTTTATCGAAAATAAAGATAAAATAATACAGATACTACAAAACGAAAACTTTATATCACAAATTGAGAAAGAAACACATTTAGACATTAAGAAAATAAAAGAATACATTATAAACTTCAAATGATGATAACAATTACAACTTGCTATATACATAATATTATGTATAAGCTATGTGTGTTTATTTTTGTCAAGTTAATAATTTTTTCATATGAGCTTACCTTACAAAGTACGTTTTAAATTGCCATTAGAATTTCTGACTTTGCAAGACTGGAATAACTTTGTACAAAATTTACTATTTATAAATCAATATGGTCCTGCTAAACTTCTCCAGTATTATCAAAATGGCAATTTTCAGAATCTGGATGAAGTTATTGCAAAATATCTATATGTTTCAGCTTTGAAAGTTATGGGATATAATGTTCTTCATAATTTATCACAACCTCAGGCTTATACATTTGGTGAAGGAAATCAACAGCCATTTAAAAGCATGGCAAATAAATCTACTGTAAGCTTTCCATATTCAATACCATTTGAATTTATACAATTTTATCCGATATCTGAATTGTCTAACTATAAATTTCCAGTTTTTCCAGTTGAGAAATTACAAGTTCAATTATCACAAGTTAGTAAACAATTACAATTATTAATTCCTAGACTAGTTTCGAAAATTATAACTCCAAATCAAATTGCTGGAACACAATTCCAATTTTCTGGTACTGCAAATGTACAAACATTAATAGAAGACTATCTAGATTCTCAATATTTGCAAACTTGGAGAGAAATTACAATTCAGAATTTAGGCAGTTCTGCAGTTCAGATAAACAATTCAATTTATTTAATGCCTAAAAATTGTTTAAAAATAACTGCAAGTTCTCCATCAGAAATTCAACTAACTGCTCAAACTCCAACTTTACTAAGTGAAGAAATTGAATTTGTTGGAACTCCCATAACATTTTATACAATTACAATAACAAATAGTCAATCAGACCCGACTCCTTCACCATTTCAACAATTACTAAATTTAAATTTATCATCTATATTATCAAGCTCATCACAACTTTTGAATTTACAATTTTGTTTAGACGTACAATGTCAAACTCCGCTTTACGCGTGGATTGAAAGTTACAATTCTAATTTATCAAGTGTTTATATTTGGATTAATTTGCCAACTTCAATTCCTGCTAATTCATCAATTACAATATATATGTTTGTTAGAAATTCAAATCAATACCCTTATACTGGGATAGCTCCGCAACTTACTTCTACATACGCACAATATGATAATGGAGAAAATGTATTCTTAGATTACTGGAATTTTCAAGGTACATCAGTACCAAATGGAATAAATGTATATGAAAGTGACGGAACTGTAACATTCAATAATGGTGTAACAATAAAAGGCGGAACCTCAGCAATTGGTGGTGAAAACGGTATAGCAACTGTTAAATCATTTTCTCCTCTAATAATAATTGATTATTATGGAACACAATCAACTAGTCCGTCTGGAGAATCTTGGGCATGGAATATGGTGGGATTTAGTAATTATATATCCAGTAGTGATCAACATCCGGCTGGCGGTGGGACATATACACTTATAGATTTTGAAGATGGATATAATGCAAAGCCAGAGTCAAGTCAAGGCGGAAGCGTTACAGATGGAACTCTTTCCACACCTTCTAACAATTTATTTCCAGCATCAGTTTGGACACATATCTATACTTCTTCAGCATATTATACTTATCAAAATTATCAAACTAGTACTGGATATATAACTGGGGCATCAAACACCGCATCTCTACCTTTTGAAATAATGGTAGGAAATAATGAGGCAAGTTATGCCCCTGATGGAATGACAGTTTATTGGTTAAGAGTTAGGGCTTATCCACCAAACGGTACAATGCCTTCAAATTCACAACCACAAAAGACAATAATTCTAATAGGCTGACATTAAAATGTCTTCAAATTATTGTGTTAAATTAACGCAAGAAATTTTAGTATTGTCTATGACTACAGCAAATCCTATAAATTTTACATCTTTACAATTTTCATTATCTGTAAATTCTTTGGTTATTTTCCTATTCTCGAAATATCCATTTAATTCTGGTTATGCAAATAATTTTTGTGTAAATCAAGACGAATTTGGTTTCGCTCAGGTTGGACAAAGTTTCAACATAGATTTAACAAATTATCAAGGATATTATATGTTAATTTTAATTTATCCTGAAGGAATTAATTTAACTAGTGTTAGAAGTTGTGATATTGTTCCAAATTTAACTATGACTTTTCAAAATACAACAATTTCGCCAATTGAAAGTGAAACAATAATTAATAATTTTGATGGACAATTTGAAACAGATTTTTGTGCATGTTATCAAGGTCAAAGTCATACAATAGGAACTACATGTTCAAATTCAAATTATGTTCCAGCAATTTCATTAAATAATCTAAATAACCAATTAGTAATTATAACTTGTCAAGCATTTTATCCTACAAGTAATACAACTGTAGAATTTGTAACGCCAACTACATGCTCTTATTTTGGTGCATATTTAACAGCAGAAATAACATTTATTGGAAATCAACAAGTCATAGATTTTCTAAATAGTAACAATATATCATATTCTATTTCTTCTTCTACTTCATGTCAAGCATTTTCAAGTATATCGCCATGCGGATTACCTTGCAGATCAGTTTACCAAATTTCACAATTATTATCTCCGCCGCTTAAATATTCATTGATTACCTCAAAATTGTGGAATGAAATAGTTAATGATTTATATTTAGCTTACACCATATTTAAATATATTAATTATTTATCTCAATTTCCATATATACAAAATATATATCATGCAATTTCAGATTTCTACAATTTCTATGAAAACTTTCAACCTTACGTATTTAAACCACTTATTCATGCTAGAAAAGGACTTCCTTTGACAGCTGATTATTTCAATTCTTTAATAGATACAATTATAGAATTAGCAAATTTTGCTAATATACAATTACGACAAGGAATTTCTCATGTCCAGCCTGACCAAATCGTAAAATCTTTACAATTCGATAATATAATATATAATGTAAATCAACTTCTAACTTTTAATTATAATCAATACTTTTTACTTAGTTGTTATGGGAATGAATTTAATAATTTATTGAGTTCAATAACTACATTCCTAAATGTCTTAATTTCGAATCCTATGATCAATATCACAATTCCAAATAATGTCTATATTAAAAACTTCCTAATTTATAATAATTTTAACACTATTACTATTTATGGGACAATTGCTAATCTTGTAATGAATTTAAATTCTGGAACTATACAATTACAAGACTTTTCATCTATAAATTTTCTCGTTTTACAAAATAATTCAGGAATAATAGAACTCAATAATGAATCCAATATACATAATTTATCAATTAATCAAAATCCCGGAACTATTAATATCAACAATAATTCAACTGTAAATACAATACAAATTCAAAATAATAGTGGAATAATTAATATCAATGATAATGCAATAATTGAAAATCTAATTTGTAGTCAAAATATTGGAACTGTAAATATTTCATCGAATGCGATAGTTATAAATAATCAGTGCAGTTCATAGTTTACAAAATACACATTCTTTATTATCATCAGTTATAAAAGTTAGAACTGTTCCGTATAATTTTCTCATTAATTCAAAACGATTTTCTGTCCAATCGTGAATAGCTATACAAAATTGTTTATACTTTTGCAATTGAGAAAAATCTAACTTAGCCTCACATCCTTCACAATCCATTATAAAAATGTCAGTATTTGGATATTGATTTCCAGTCCATTCTCCATTTACATCAACTTTATCGCAAATATTAAAGTCTTTACAAACTTTTTCTTTAAATCTTTTATTTAACTCATCACTTTTTTCATAGCCAACAATTTTTTTAGCACCTTTTAACAAAAAATATAAAGCTGAACTTCCACAATCATTACCAATAATTGTAATTGTCTTATTTTCAACTTGCAATTTTCCATAAGCTAGATCAAACTCGTGCCAATAACAGCATTCCAATTTACAAAAATAATCTTTATAATTAAAACTCATGATTAAATGACCTCAAATAGAGCATAAACTTTAGCTTTTCCAGTTGCCCAAGCATAAACATTACTAGGATTATTTACATGAATTTCTATTGAATCATTTTGGAGAATTGGAAAGTTATTATATAAATTATTGCCAATATAAACGATATAATTACTGAGATTTTGGAGAATTATTCTTACAGTTTCTATGGATGGGCCTGTATATAAAGGACTTGGAGTAGTAGAAACATCAAGTTGAAGGCCTTCTATAGTTGGCGGACTTAAGTACAAACCAAGTTTATTAATTGTATTTGCCAAACCGACAGTTGCTAAATATACATATGTAAGTGTATAAGCTATAGAATTCGCAATAAAATATATTGCACTTTGTAACGAAATTCCTAATTTTTTAGCTATTGAGTTTATAGTTTCGTAAAATGAAATATAGAAATTCTGTAAATCTTCTTTTATTATAGTCCTAGATTGTTCAATATTTGAAATTAAATAATTTACGACACTATATATCGTTTCGTATAAAGCCTGAGTATCTTTGCTTAAAATTAAAGTAGCAGTTGGAACAGCAACTATAATTTTCTCGTAAATTTCCTGAGGAAGTTTAACAATTGAATAGTATAATTGTTCATTAGAGTATAAAATTGCATTTATTTGTTGATTTGCAGTAGCTATAAATCCAGCGATATATATCGGATCTAACTCTGTAAGTACTGGTTGTCCAGCTACATAAATTTCATTATAAAAAAATCCGGAACTAGCATTTATTGTTCCTGGAATTGTTAAATTTCCATTTTTCAAAATTGAAGTTACTGCATTTCCGCCTGTCTCATACAATTGAATTAAAAGCAAAGATGCGGTATTCCACATTCCAGATGTCAATCTCTGGAAAGGCGAAGCCAACAAACTCGAAATTGAGGCATATGTAATGCTCATAGTTTAATATTTCTGAAATGACAAAAATAAGAACTCATAGCTTATATATCATATAATGTATATAGCTTGATCTAATTGTGAGGCCGATAAGGCCGAACTAGTACAAGTTTGGAATTATAAATTAGAAAAACATGCTTAAAATTTTAGTTTATGAATTCAGAATCAAGTACGCAGTTCTCATAACGAATTAACAATATTTTAATCTGTCATATCAGTGAAATTTAATTATGAAAATCTTTACTTTTGCAGGATATACAAAACATTTAGAAGAATTAAATTTTGATTATGTAGTTGTAGATAAAACTTTTAATGATTTAACTCAAGAGTTAGAGCAAAAATTTAAAGATAAAATTATTTGGAATGAGACAAATAGTGATATAAGATGGATCAGAATTGCTAAACAATTGTTAAAAATTCTAGATATAGCAAAAGAACAAGATGATGATATATTTGCAATCATAGATAGTGATTTAATTGTTCCAAAAATTAGAGAAATTAATCCACAAAATAGAATTCTCACGCTTTGCTATTGGCTTTATTATGATTGGACAAATGAAATAAGACCTTTCTGTTCAGGAACAAATTATATATTTAATAAAAAATATATTGCAATTTTTGAATCTGTAATTAATGTTTATCTAGAAAAAGAATATTATAAAGAATTTCCAATAGATATATTTCTACATGACCATATTCTACATTTAAATGTAGCTAAGTTAGGGACTATTCATTATGTTAAAACTCCTGAAGGAGAGAAAAAAATGGAATTTAAATTTGAAGATATTCCCCAAATTGTAAAGCATATTCCAGAATTTGTTTTAATATCTTGGTGAGGACAAATTGTCAAATATTATTTATTACGTTTATCCTCAACATCATGATGTTTCATTTAAATTTGTGGCTAAAGAACATATAAAAATGTTAAGAGAAAAATATACAGTTTATGAAATTCCAGCTTTATCATTTTATCAATTTACTCCTTTCAGATACCCAATTTCAATTATTCACCCGTTTTTTTATTCTATGTGGCACTGGGGAAAAGTAGAGTTTTCATTTTTTGAACAATATAGATCTAAAGTTAGTCAAATTATTGGAGTTGAAGTAGCTGACAGTGATAGAATTTCAGAAAAATTTATAGATTATGCAAATAATTATGCAGATAGACTAATTGGAAATTCAGAATGGACTGTAAACGCTTTTAAAAATTCTGGACTAAAAATTCCAATTTATAAAGTTGTACATAATTTTAATGAGAGATTATTGGCAAAAGATAATGAGTTAAAAATTGATGAACAAGTTAAATATATTGAAAAAGTTAAAAATGAGAAGAAAATTAAGCTAATTTTCATATCGCTATGGCATTCTGATTTTAGAAAAGGTGCCGATTTATTCCATGCAATAGCTAGACAACTTCAGAAAGAAAGAGATGATATTTATTTCCTAGTAAAAAGTGGAGGGCCTAGGACAGATTTCCAAGATTTGAGAATGTTTAATTTCACGGGAAATACAGATTTTGATAATATAGTTAAAATGTACAGAATTTCAGACTTATATCTTCTGACTTCCCGTGGTGGAAGTTTTGAATTAAATGGACTTGAGGCATTTATTTCAAAAATTCCGACAATCGCCACAAAAGGCGGTGCATGGGAAGAATATTTTCCATCTCAATTGAAAGATTTGTTAGTTGATAGTTGTAGATTTCCAGACGTTTTGTGGAATAATCCAATTCATATTGGTCAAGGAGTAGAAATGTGCATGGATAAAGCAGTAGAAAAAATATTAGAAGTTCTGGACAATTTAGACAATTACAAAGCAAAAATTGAAGAAAATTATAATTTTTGGTTAGAAAATTTCAGCTATAACGCCGTAAAAAAGCAACTTTTAAATGCAATTGAAAAATCTTAAATTGGTCATAAAACTCAAACTGTAATATGGGATTTCAAAGAAAAAGTTCAGGAAGTATAAAAAGCTTTAGTTCATTGGACATTTTTTCAATTAATTTGTTATATATGGGAATTTTAAGCGGAATAAGTTATCCATTATTTGTCTCTGAAATGATGAAAAATGTAAATCTATTATTTGCTATTTTAATAGCATCAGTCTTTGAAATTCCGCTTTTAGTAATGTATTATATACTGACAAAGAAGATACCGCTTAACGGCGGAGATTATGCTTATATTCGTTCTACATTTTCGTCAAAATTCTATACAGTTTTTGGAATTTCACTCTGGCTAATTTACGTATTTTCTGCACCAGTATTAGCGAACTTAGTACTCCTAAATTTCAATATTCCAATAATTGATAAGTTCTTTATTTCAGAATTATTATTCGCTATTGCTTTATTTAGTATAATTAAAAAGTCAGTGTATGCATATTTAGTAGACGGATTAGCAATTCTACAAATACTTGTATCATTAATTTTGCCAATTTCAAGTTTTCATTTTGAGATACAGAATTTTACAATATCTAATACTTTACTTTCAGCTTTACTATTTGACTTGTCAATGTTTCTATTCTTGAACGCTATAAGTTATATAGCTGGAGAGACAAAGAATGTAGATAAAAATGTGAAAATTGGATATTTTTTGAGTTACTTTGTAGTTACCATATTAGCAATTTTCGATAGTTTTTCAAACCTAAATATTCTATTTGTTCTATTTCCGATATGGTATATGAGCTATTTATTTGTAACTTCCATGATACAAAGTCGTTTAGTGCAAAATTTAGCATTTGATAAAATCTTACCTGAGAAATTTGCAAAAATATCGCCAAATGTCTTACTATTGATCTTTATCGGTGATACTATTACAAATATTCTAGAAAATTTGTTAAACTTTTCAATTTCATTTGGATTTGATGGCTTATTATTTATTTTCTGGAACTTTATAATTGTAAGTTTTGCATTTCTAAAATTAACAAATAATAAACTGTTATTTTCAATAGTAATGATTAGTCTAATTTTACAGATCTTCATATTTTTCTATCTAGGAATGCAAAATCAAATATTCTATAATTTCGTAATTGAGGGAAATATCATATATGCAATATTGAGAATTGTAATAATGCCGATCATTGGAGGAATTATGTATTTAATAAGAAGAAAAGTTATAAACGCTGAGTTAAAATGAAATTGGTATTTGGCGTTAATACTTCTACAAGTTATTTTTTTAAAACTAATTTTCCAGTTCTAATTAATCAGTTAAGATTTAAGAAAAAAACATGGAAAAATGAAACATGGGTCGATAGTGGCGGATTTCAAATTATAATGCATAATCTAAAAATTTCTGTAAATGATGTCTTACAAAAGTATAAAAGTGTTAATGCTTATGCTTTCTTTTCGCTGGACATACCAAGTATTTTTTCACCTCTTAACAAAAAAAATTTCGAATATTTTGAGTATCTATATACGAAACTCGAGTATATAGAAAAAATTATACCTGTGATACATATTTATCCACTTCAAGATGTAGACGAAGCTATAGATTTTTATAAACAATACTCTTACTATTTCGCAATTGGTGGAATTATGACTTCCAGCAAAATGAAAGTTTTAATTTATACATTTCCATGGATTTATTATATAAGAAAAAAAGTTCCTTATCTGCACGTTTTAGGCATGTCAGGCCCATATTTTTTACAAATTTTTAATAATATGCAAAGTATGGATACCGCAATTTGTTCAACAATTTCAGCATTTAAAGAAATAATTTGGTTTAATGGATCTAGGAGATATATTGGAAATATGAAAACAAAAAGGGAAAGATATAAAATTACAAAAGACGAAAAAGAACAACTTTTTAAATTTTTAGACAAACATAACTTTCCATTTGAATATGACTTGAGTAATAGAAAAATTATAGAGCTTATTAATGCTTACATTTTATTCTATAATAATTGGAAAATTAAGAATAAATATACAGAATATTCAGAAAAACTTAAGAGAATGGGAATGGATAGTTTAACAAGTGAGTTAATTAGAAATTATAAATTTGCTAATGAAATATTGAAAGAGAAAAAGAATAAAAAGAAAAAAGAAGATGAATTAGAAATACAGATATAAAAAAGAATTAAACCTTTACATTTTTCAGTGTGCTAATTTTTTAATGTCATACTACAAACTTTACTTGAACAAAAATGAGAAAGATATACGCAAATATAAAACAAATTAGAGTTAGTACGTCTATACCACAAAACGCACAACTTCTATGGCAAAATAATAACTTAGCTCTATATTATACCTATGATCCTTCTCAAGGAGAAGTTGACTGGATTATGCAAAATAATACAAATTCTTCTATATTAGTGTCATTGTTAAGAGGTGCTGAATTAAATATTAATGGACAGACTTATACAATTCCAGATTATCTATTTGGAAATGCTTTTGCTGAGGTTTACTTTGCTAACGGTCTGTCTAATTTTATAACTGACTTAAACAATATTCCGCTTTATTCCTTAGCAATTATAAATAATAATGATGGAGTTAGAACTATAGCTTTTGTCTTCCAAATACTACCAAATTCTGTGATAATAGCACCAGAATATGGATTTACTGGATTACAAAACATAAATGGACAATTGTTAGAAACAACTCCAATTAATCAAAATCTATTCGGAATAATTTATGATTTTAGTGAAATTATAGAGTATAAATATCAAACTGGAATTAATGTGAATTATCCTCCAGACCCATACATGGTTCAAAGTTACCAATTTCTAGTTAATAATCTAGGTCAAATCATGACTCAAAGATTAATACTAGAAATACCAGAAAGCGATATAAATGCTGTAAAATCCCTAGTTTCAGATTTTCAAAAAGTAATAGATAAATTAAAGAAGATATTTTGAGCTAAGTCAATTTTTCATTTTTTTAATGATGGAAACAATGAGACCATAAGTCTACGAAAATTCCAGCTATAATTATCAGTTGAAAAATTATGATCAGTTTCAAGATTTCATTATGAACTGAGAAATAGAGAATAAAAGACAAAATAAAGAGAATTATTAAGCCGTAAAGGTCATGGGTTTTTCCATGTAAAAAATAATGAAACATGTTACAACTCATAAATTTAAGTTGAAAAATGACAATTAAAAAATTACTTAATAATATGTTTTCCAAATTAACAAAGCTATTAAATACCATAATTGTTCTTTTGGTATTTCGGCAAATATACCGTTTTTAGCAAATTTATACGCATTATAAAGTCCTTCTATTTCATGTGTTATATCTTCAATTTTCCATTTTTCAGGTTCCATAATTCCATTTTTTGTTTTAATTTCAATTGATGTTTTCATGTCCTTTATCCGTATTTTTAATTTATTATATTCATTATTTCCTTTCTTAACTTTTACTAATTGCATAGAAAAATTTAATTCTAAATCCTTTACAACTCCTTCTTCTGTCATTTTTTCATTCCCATAAAAAAGCATATAATTTATGACAAATTTAAAAATGTCTCAAGTTTTTAATTTTCAAAATAATAAGTTAAGAAAAAGAAAAAAATATAAAATAAGAAAAGATTAACTTAACAATTGATCTAACTCTTCATCAAAAATTATATCAATTTTTCCATCTTTAATCACTATTTTACCTGACAAATTTTCTCCGAAATAATGCGGCAACATTCCAAATCCCACTGTTCTAGTTCTTCCGCTAATTTTGTATTCAATTTCTGCATTATTATTACACCAAAGATGTTTCACATAACCTAATGAACCTGCAGGAGACATTAACACACTGGTTTGTTGACATTCGCCAGATAATACTTTAACTGAAACATCGCCTCTAAATCCACTAGGAATTTCAATAACATATAATACTGAATTTGGCTCATATTTTATTACTAAAGTTCCTTTTTCTGTAACTGTCATTTTCGCATTTTGTAATTTAAGTGAAATTGAATTAACTGACTCAAATTCTATGAAACTTCCATTTTCATAATTTTTGACAAATCTTCCGCTGATATAGATAATTCTTCCTCTCTTTCTGGAACCGATACCAGTAAGATCTAATTGTTTATCTTCAAAATATGGATATTTTCCATCTTTTAATTGAATTGGTAATTTGTAATTCATTTTTTTCACCTCAATCAACTTTATTTTTCCTAGGTCTTGGATGAGTTATTAAATAATATTTATTTCCGCTTAGCATAACTGAATTTTCACCATGATCTGGTGATTTCATAACAAATACAGTAGCGTCTTGCGGATGTACTAAAAACGTAGAACCTGGCACTGGAAACAAATCAGTAGCTAACACAGTATTTGAAAATTGTATTTCATGATTATAAATCGTTATACTGTTTACATGATTGAAATTAAGATTTAATTCATTATCCGGCGGTGGGACTTCATAAATTTCTAAATTTCCTTGATTATACGTTAAATTAAATTCGTATAATTGACCTTTTATGAAATAATCATAAACTTCTATTGCATAATTGGTATAACTAATAAGCAATTTTTTAGAATTAAGATTTAAAAGTTCTAGTTCTTTTAATATAATACTTTTCATATCCTCAAGATTTCTTGTGATTTTGCTTCTTCTATAAATTGAAATTATTGGTGAAACAGGTGTATAATATATGCCTTTAATTTCCGTAAGTTGGCCCTCATTACTCCTAAAACATCCATTAAATGTCATACCGCTCCTTGAAACATATTTTGAACAATTAATAAAATGATTTGAAATTAACGAAATTTTAGTAACTTGACCATTCATATGTTTTAGCATAAAAACAACTGGTAAATATTTTATTTGTTTCAAAATTTTAACTTCATATTTTTTAACTTGTTCTTCTTGGGACATACGACCTGACACCCGTAAATGAAAATATGCTATATGACAAATATAAAGCTTTTTTTATCTTTCGATTTCGAAATTTATCAAAACTTTTGTATTGATATTTCAAGACTAAAAATAATCAAACATAAAAATAAGAAGCAGAAAAATGTTACGTAAAAAATGAAAAAATCGAAAAATAAAAAAGAAAGATAAAATTGACATTACTCTTTAATTAAATCTATTGGATAATGTTTTTTCAAAATATAATATAATTTGAAATATCTCGGTTCTGCATAATCAATATTCGACTCTGGTAATTTCTCTAATATTTTTATAATATCTTCTGGAATATCATATTCTTTGAAATATCTTAATTGTAATCTTCCTTTGATAATTGAATATTCATAGAAATAATATGCCTTATTATTTAAAATGACAAGAGTTTTATATCCAGTGCTATCTGAACGAATTGCAACATATTTTACTTCACTGTTTGAAACAAAAATTATACCATTAATTAAATGATCATCTGCAATTTTTCTTAATTTTTCAAAAACATTTTCTATATCTTTATCATGATTTGTAGATATTAATTTTGTCTTAATTTCATCAATTTGTTGTTTTAAAACTTCCAAACTGTTAATTATCTCATTTATAAGTTTATTTTCACTCATTTTCTTTCCTCCAAAAAACAACTAGCTAGATATGACAAATATATAACTTTTTTTCTTTTTCGGTTTATAAACTTCTTAAACTGGTAGAATTATTATTTGAAATTTGAAAAAAATTATTGATAAAGATAAATAATAAAGACAACAAAAATATAAAAATAAAAGAGAAAAATAGAAGATAAAAAAAGAAATAACTTACCAACACTCATTCATAAATTTCTTAACTTGTCTCTCTGTTACACCTAATATTTTAGCGATTTCAGAGATTGAATATCCTTTCCTAGCTAACTCATGACTTAGACTTACCATGTCATCTCTTGACTGAATATAATATCTTGTTTGACCTATTTGAACTGTTTTCATTTTCTCATTCACAATATAATCTATGCAAAGACTAGTATTTAAAGTTTTCTCTAATCTTTTACCTTTATAGATTACACCATTTTTCTTATAAAAGAGTATTTAATCTTTATATTTCTTTTTTAACATTCTGACTAATTCTTCTTCTTCAATTCGTTTCATTTCCTGCCTAAATTCCAATAAGAAAAAGATAAATAACGATTCATAAAAAATTCCAGCAATAATTAAAAGCCATATTGGATCTAATGATGCATTTAAATTCATAATCTCACATCTCATCTATACTTTTTCATTCATAATTTTCTCTAGCTTATCCCTAAATTTTATTTTTATCTCATCAGGACTCAGAATTTGATAAACTTCATCACTGAGAAGTTCAACTAATATATCTATGTCTTTTTCTTCTAAATTGTCAAAAATACACTCATCTAGATAATGAAAATCATTAAGTATATTATCTAAATATATTTTTGCAATTTCCTTTTTCTCGATTTCTGAAAAATCAAATTTAACAATAGTTTCTTTAAAATCATAATTCAATTCATCTATCTTTTTATTTAATCTTACTGTAATTTTAGAATTTTTCATAAATGCATTAAATAATTTTTCTTCTTCATCTTTCTCAAAATATTGTAAATCCCAGCCATCTTTTTCTACAATTTCAGAAATCATTTGAATTATTGTAACTATCGTAATTTCTTTAAAATTTGTATAACAACTTTGAATATTATTATCAATATCTAACCATGCAGTGATATTTATATTAAATTTTTCTTTATCCAATTCTCTCAAAACTATATTCATATCAAATCATTTTCCTTTTACATTTATGACATATTTATGTTTCTCTCAATAAATGTTAGTCATGAATTTTTATTTCAAACTTGAGAAAAATTTGACATAAAAAAAATAACTTAAAAAATTATTGGCTAAAACTAAGATATTCATTAATGATTTCTAAGAATGTATTAAATCCGCCAACATCTTTTTCACTTTCATACAAAGTATTGCTAAAATCGCCATTGAAAATATATTTTAGCTTGTAACCGTTGTCATATATTAAAAAAATATCTACAAACTGAAAATTAAAAAATTCTTTTTCTTCTTCAAATCCTGTACTTTTCAACTCTTCAGGCGTAAGCGAAACTAAAAAAACTTCTCCTTTTTCTTTTGCTTTTTGCAAGATTTCGAATGCTTTCATTCTTTTCTCCTCATTATATCATTTGTAAAAACACATATATAAATCTTTCTCTCTCTTTTTACATCTCTATCTTTTTAACTCTCTCCATCAACTCTCTACAAAGAGAACGTATGAATTCTGTCTCTCCAATTTATTTCAATACTGCAGAGATAAATTGTTTCCTAACGGTGAAATCGCGTAAAAATATCTATTTCGGGTTAAAACATAATTAATAATTTATAACTACTATATTGCATAACTATATAACTATTATATTGTATAACTATATAATTATCTAATTCTCCAATTTGCTAAATCTCCTTACAATTTTTACCACAAGAAACTTAGATAAATTCAAACTGTATACAGCATCTTCTATTGAATTGAAAGAAAAAAAGAAACTATATTT